TACCAGTAATTCTTTCTTCTATTCTAACTTCCTGGAAAGTTCTTTGTCTTGTTTCTAGAATACCTGTAGATGTAAATGTTGCAGTCGCAGTAGAAATAGCATCTGAATCAACACCACCAGTAATATCTAATAATTTAAATGTTTGAGATCCTGTATTAAATTTAATTGTTGAAGTACTTGGAATTATAAATGATCCCGCTATTGTTCCAGTACTATCTGAAGTTAAATCGGTTGCTCCAGCCGGATGAGCCGTATTACTAATATAAATGTTTCCAGCATCATCAGATCTATCTGCCCATCTTTGGAAAGTTTCTTGTCTTGTAAAATTACTAATGTCTGTACTTCCAAAATATGGAAAGTGCTTAGTCTTACGTCTTAAACCTTGAGCTCTAAAATAAACTTTAATTGATCTCATAAATGGAAGTATTTCTACATCTAAAACTCTATCACTAACAAAGTCTCTCCTTGTTGTAACTCTTCCTCTCATAAGAACAGTATCATTAGCAGGCCATCCAATCCACGCACTTCTCCAAACTTCTAAATTATCAGTTAAAACTTCTCTACTTGTATTAACTATTTCTGTTCCACCTGCAACTATATTATCAGGTTGATATGAAGTTTCTACCCAAGTATCTGTCGAAGGTGAAAGATCAATATGTCCTCTAGAAGTTATAACTGCAAAAGGATTAATATTTTCTGTTGTTGTGCCTAGATCTTGTTTAATAAAGCTTACTGCGTCATTATTTATAGGTAAATAAATTGTGTCAGCATTTCTTGTAGTTGTAGTGGATCCACTAGCTGAATCGTATAATAATCTAGTACTTCTTGGGAAGTTTCTAGGACCTATTAAACCATCAGTAGAATTAATAACAGCTCTTTGTTCTCCACCTTCTATATCTGTAAATGTATAATCTACAAAGTTATCAACTAAGAATCCTGCTTTTGTTCTAGCATTTCCTGAAGAATCTATTACAGCTAAAGAAGATGTATTTAATTCTAATAAACTTAAAGTAGTTAATTCTTCAATTCTATCGATTCTTTTTTCTAATCCAGCAATATCAGCCATAGTAAATCTTTTATTGTTTACCATAGTAGTACTTAAATCTCTAGCATCTATTGTTTTTGGATTTAAATTAATATTATAAAGTGGCATTGCACCTGAAGGAACTGGAGGTAATTCAGGATCTATAGATGGAGTTCCTTGAATATATCTTATTTCTCCAGTCGGAATTCTTTTACCTCTAACATCTTTAGTAGAAGCAACTAGTCTATCTTTTCTTGGTAAATAGTAAGTTACGTTTGCTGTTGGATTTCCACCAGGTTGTGGTAACATATGAATTAAAGGATTACTTCCTGCTCCATCAGAATCAAAAGTAAGGTCAAAATCCCATGTTCCATTAAACGAACTATTTTTCTTAGTAGAAACTGGTCTAAAATCTAAATAATCTCTAAGATTAACTTTTGAACCATTTGCCATTGTATGATCGTAAATAGTATCATATGTAACACCAGTATGTAATACTCCGGCTCCACCATTTGCTGGAGTTTCCTGATTTTTATAAGATGTAGCATCAAAATAACATCTTTGACCTGATAATGAACCAGATAAAGTATCTTCATGTTCGAAATATTGAAATCTTACAAAAATATTACTTGTTGGAATAGTAACACCCGCTTTAGGTAATAATCTTCCTATTCCATAAAAGTTATCTCTTTGGCCATTATCTAATGTAAAGTTTGAAGATATATCTGCTCCTGCAGAATCTACTAGTTTTACAGATTTTATTGCATATATGTCTGGTTTATCTAAACTAAAAAACTTATATCCTGATCCGTCTGAATCCGCAGCTGAGGCAGCTGCAGATGGATTCCATGATTTTGTTATAGTTGCCTCAGTAAGAGTTTTAGTTCTTTGAGACATATTTGTACTACCAGAAATTAAAACTTGAGATAGAACATCATACGTAGTACTAGCATCGAGACCAGAAATATCAAAAGTGGCACCCACATTAGATATTGTTGCCGCGATTGAGGAGTCATTTGTTTTAGATACAACCCAATTAGTTCCACCGTAAAATGAATTAACTCCAGTTGTTATTGCACCGGCACCTTGAGAAGTTTTTGAACTTTCTCCACCACCAGTAGTAACTTGTAAATGTTTTTGAGTAATAAGTTGAACACCCGCTACACCATCAAATGCGGGTCTCGTTCTTGGTAAAGGAAATAATAAGGTGTTGTTAGCAGTTCCTTTTAATACAGAAACACCACCTTCTAATACTGTATTTACATAATCTGAACCACTATTACCGAAACTTTTTACAGATGAAAATGAATTTCCACTCAACATTCTTATATCAAAAAGATAAAATCTTAAATGACCTGTTGCGTCTCTATATATAGCCCTACATCTTGCGCTACCAATTGTAGATCCACCGTGGTTTACTGCAGATCTTAAATTAAATTTTGCAAAAGTCTGAATATTGGGAATTCCTCTATTTGCTTCACCAGTACCAACACTAACGTCTGAACCATATCCTAATACATAGTTACCATAACTTGCACTGGCGGCTTCACTGTTTATTGTGGTAGTAGTAGTTGCTTTTGGAATAGTAATATCTTTTTCATCTAATTCTAATCTATATCCATCAACGTAAGCAATTCCATCTGTAACGTGAAGTTTAAGATTTGCAGAATCTACATTAGTAAAACTAATATTAAATGGTTTAGCAACATAATTCCCGGATTCTTCTTTAGTTCTTGTAGCTAATAAATTAGTAATAGCATTATAAGAAGTGTCTAATGTTACTTCATCCGCTATTTTACCACTTGCTATTCTTCCTAAATAAATGAAATTATCTGAACCGGCTGCAGTTCTTGTAGTCAAGCTTAAAGTAATTTTATATCTGTCGGCTCCCGGAGCAGCAACATTAGGACTAGCTCCTTGATTATCATAAAGAGCTGAAAAGTCATCTGCAGACACTACTTCTTCAGTAACTAAAAATCCTATATCTTCTGTAGGAGTAGATGAATATTTTGATAAAAATACATTTTGATTTGCAGTATATACAAAATGTCCTTGTACGAAGAAACTTCCTGCAGTTATACTAGCTTTAGTTCCAACACCAGTTGCACCGGAGGATGCAGTGATCATATCGTAAGAAGAACCTAATGTAGTATTTTCTAAAGTTTGAGAGTTACCAATTCTAATAGCATTAGAACCAGATGTTCCTGCCGAAGTGTCAATATATTCAACAATAAGAGTTTCAGGATCGGTTCCACTAGAATGTAAAGCTTCTAATATTTTAACTTTAATTGCAGGATTAGGAGATTTAACAGTAAATTCTTTTCCTATAATATCTGAAATAGTTCCAGGTAATTGTCCAGTAGTTAATTTAATAAATTCAACTTTATTATTAACAGTTAGGTTACCTCCATTAACAGCTCCACCTTCTCTAAATATATTAGATCCAAATCTTTCTATTTCTTTTTGAATTATAGTTTGAGACTGTGTAAGTTCTCTAGCTTGTAGAGCTTTACCACTGTTAAATAAAATTCTATGATAGTTATCACTATCTAAGAAATCATCTTTATATGTTCCTGAAAACGTGTTACTTGCGAGAGTTGTTGCCATAGTTTATACCGTTAATATTACTTTAATATCTTCTGTTTGTGTCACACTTCGAATAATTCGAGCTCTACTATCTATGTATAGCAATTGTCCACTATAAGGATCAACAGCTACAGAAGAATCTGTCGAAACTATTCCAGTTCCAGCACTTGCTCCTGTTATAGTTTCAGATGCAGAGAATGTTCCAGGTCCTTTATTATGAATTGCGAATTGATTGTTAGTGTGATAATAGACTAATCCTTTTCCACTACCATTACTATCTACTTCATCAATCCACACAATTGATCCTGAATCTCCAGTTAATTTTTGATCTGATGTTAAAGATCCTAAGTTGCCTTGAAGTGTTAATCTTCTATTAGCTTTTGCGGATGTATCTTGAACTATCCAACCAGCGCTAGCACTGTCTCTTCTTTCTAAATTTCTAAATAATGTAATTTGTCTAAAATCGTTAGTTATATTAAAATTGCCACTTTGAGTTCCTGAAGGTTTAATAACAGCCATTACAGATGACGATTTTAAATCAGATCTAACATCTGCTCCAATTCCATCTCTAGGACCTATAATCGGTCTTAAAATAGCATTTCCTGAAGGTGAACCTCCACCACTTAGTTGCATTCTTGCAATATTATATCCAGATCCCATTCCAGAATCACTTATATTACAAGTCATTTCAACCTTTTTAATTTCTCCTCCGTCTATAGTACAAGTTGCGGCTGCACCACTTCCATCACCCTTAATAGTAATAGTCGGGGCTGAAGAATATCCTACACCTGCATTAATAATTTCAGCACCAATTATTTGGCCATTCTTATTATTTAAAGCCTCAGCTCTAATTGATAACTGATCTATTTCTGCTGCTGTATTATCATTTGAAGAATCAATATATTGTATTGGCATATAACCTGAAGTTAAAAACAAAGCATTACGAGAAGCAGAAATTTCATATAAGAATTTCCAAATATATCCATCTGAAGTTTTAAAGGCTTGTCTCTTGTCAACACTTTCTGCACTAAAATCTGGCTTTACTGTAGAGACGTTTGCTGTACCATTAGCTGATTTACTAGCTTGTAAACAAATATAAACTTGATTATCTTCTGTTAAAATATAATATGAATTAGTAGGTAACCCAACTTGATGGTCATTCCAAGCAGAATATACTGTACCACTTGTCCAATTATATCTGGGTACTACAAAAGAAACTCCAGTTGTAGCAACCTTCATTATAGATTCTACATTATTTCTAGCTTCTCTTTCATCTTTCATATTTCTTAGAGGAGTTATAGTATTATCATTAGCGCTGTCATACTGATCTGATTTACCAATACCAATATAATACTGATTACTGTCAGTACCATCAGACATTTCATTGAATAATAGTTCAGTATATTTTATTTTTAGTGGATCTGTTGCTATTGCTACCATATTTTATTTCCTCATGTTATCCTAAACCATTTAGCTCCATCCCACATAAGCATAGCTGCTGAATCTGTGGTTAAAACAATGGTAGGAGCACCTGCCATAATACTAGGACTCTTTGAGTCTGAGATGCTTGCTGTACCGGCTCCCTTATTTGTAAAAAGTTTGACTTCTCCTGCTGTAGTACCTGAATCCATTGAAACTGCTAGAGCACTAGCTTTATTTAATCTTACGTGTGAATTAGTAGATGCTGCAGCACCGTTTGCAGTTTGCTCAACTGTAGTATAAGCTCCCTTTTTAATTTCAATAGAACCAGTTCCTTTTTGTTCTAAAAGAATATTAATATTAGTTGAATCACCAGTTGCTGAAACTTTAGGAGAAGTATTTAATATTCCGTTTGTCACAGTTATTTCGTTATGAGCACCAGTAGTAACTGCAAATTTAATTAATTCATTACCATTAGTATCATTAATTGATGTTCCAACTTTAGGTGTATTTATAGTCGGAGAAGTAAGTGTTTTATTAGTTAAAGTCTGTGTATGGGTATCTAATACTATAGTACCACTAGCATTTGGTATAATAACACTTCTATCTGCAGAAGGATTTTCTACATACAGTCTCGTTTCGTTTGCATCGGCAGTTAAGCCTTCAAATAAAACTGCACTATCTTCAAATCTTACACTTGAAGCTAATGATGAACTATCTCCAGGAGTTCCTAAGAAATCGTATATCTCAGTAAAGTTGGAATTTATTTTCGTTGCGGCAGAACGAAGTGTATCACCTGTTCCATCATTAGCTGAACTTCCTGTTGAAATATTTTGTCTAGTCATATTATATTGCTCGTTTTGTTTATGTTATTTATATAATTTAATTAGCGGAGTCACTCTTATACTTAGTAAAAATTACATTATCCATAGTTTCAAAAGTCATTGACATATCTGGACCTGGCTCCGCGCTATCATCAAATGTGAATGAATTAACCTGAATCCATTCTTTAATAGATGTATAAAAGTTAGCTAAACTTGTTGGTGTACTAGAATCACTAGTAAAATCTGATATTGGTTGATCAAGTCTTATTCTAATACCGACATTTGATGTAGAATCTAAAATACCTGTAATATCTGAAAAAGGTGCAGAAGGAATTAAAGATGCCGCACTTGCAAGAATATATTCAGGTGTATCAGATTCTAATGGATTTAGTCCTAATGCAGTTGGAGATAAAGTAGTTTCTTCTGTAGTTAATACTTCTCCTGCAAAATGAAAGCCGGCTGGATGTACAAACTTTTTATATAAATTTTCATAATCTGTTGTCGACAATCCAGTTCTAACAAGAACAGAAAAGATTTGATATATTTCGTTGTTTTGAATAAATTTTTGAGATTCATATCCAATATCTGATTGTCCTACAATAAAGAGTTTATCCTTTGGATATGATATTTCTGCTTCTTGATTAAAGAATCCTCTAAAGAATCCTTCAGCCGAATTTATAGATCCTTTTGATCTATAAAATTCACCAAGAAGTCTAGTCATTAATCTAGGTTGTTTAAAGAAAGAAGAAGCTTGTAATCCGTTTCCTATTTCTTTTACTAATTCATCTAGATTATTTGTATCAGTCTGAGCGGCATCTCTTGCATAAATTAATTCTTTTATTCTTTGGCCAAAACCTTGAGCTTGATCGCTATCTAAATAGTCGTGATACTTTTCTAATAAAGTTATAAATTTAGGATATTCTTCTTGAAAATATTCAGGAACTACTTCTCCGACTTTTGAAGTCTTAAGAGTAATTTTCCTTCTATTTAGATCTGCTAAACTATGTGCCATAATTAACTAATAACAGTAGGTGTGTTTTGATAATCTAATGTTGCTACTGCTCGTGATAAGTCAGTATCAAATTTTAATATATGATTTCTTAAAGGTCTTACGGTACTTTGATCTGTCGGAGTTGAAGAAA